GTCTAAAGTTTTACCAGCTCCTACAGTAACATCTGAAGTTGCTATAGTTGCACCATCAATAGTACCACCATCAATGTCTGGAGTATTAACGTCTGGGCTTGTAAGTGTTTTATTTGTTAAAGTCTGTGTGCCTGTAAGAGTTGCAACTGTGCTGTCTATTGCTAATGTTACGCCATTACCACTTGCAGTAGAAGTTACACCAGTACCACCTAATACACTTAAAGCTTCTGAATCTAAATCAATTGCAATGCTTGTTGTGCCATCAGTTAGGTCTAAGTCTTGAGCAGTTACTTGACTATCTACATAAGCTTTAATACTTTGTTGTGAAGCAATACCTGTAACACTGTTAGATGCCATGTTGTCTTCATCAAGGAAAGCTTTACCATCAAGTAGGTTTAACTCTGCTGCAGTACTTGTAACTGCTGTACCATTTATAGATAATGCATCTGTTTCAAGTGTACCATCAATGTCAGCATTACCTGATATGTCTAAGGTAGCTGCATCAATTTCTCCAGAGATAGTAATGTTTCTACCACCTGTAATGTCTTTATTAACATCTGTAATAATTGCTTTACTTGCTATAACTGTTCCGTTAGTTATACCATCTATAAGATTAATGTCTGCTGCATTAGCTGTAACGCCATCTAGGATATTAAGTTCTGCAGTTGTACTAGTTACTCCGTCTAAAAGATTAAGTTCAGTAGCAGTGCTTGTAACGCCATCTAGGATATTAAGTTCTGCAGTAGTGCTTGTAACTCCATCTAGAATATTAAGTTCATCTGTAGTGGCTGTAACTCCATCTATGAGATTAAGTTCCGCAGTTGTAGCTGTAACGCCATCAAGGATGTTTAGTTCATCTGTAGTTACTGTAGCACCGTCTAGTATTTCTAGTTCTGCTTCAGTTACATTAGCACTGCCGATTACAAAGCTTGTACCAGTAATAGCTGTACCAGTAATAGTTGTACCTGTAATAGCTGCAGCACTTGAACCACCAATAACAGTACCATCAATAGTACCACCGTTAATGTCTGCTGTATCAGCTACAAGGCTATCTATGTTTGCAGTGCCATCAATATATAAGTTTCTCCACTCTTGTGTAGAGCTACCAAGGTCATAACTATCATCATCATCAGGTATGATGTTTGAGTCTACATCAGCACCAAATACTACGTTATCAGTAGCTGCATCACCCATAGTGATTGTACCACCGTTAAAAGTAGTTGTACCTGTAACTGTTAGATTACCACCTACTGCAACATTACCAGTTGTAGTAATTGAATCTATGTAAGCATCTTTGAAGTATAATGAGCTAGTACCTAAATCTACATCACTATCTGTAACAGGTATCAAAGCACCATCTTGTAATCTAAGTTGTTCTACTGTAGAACTAGCAACTTGTACATAAAATCCCCATCTATTATTTGTACTGTCCACAACAATTTTATTAAGGAAATCTAAATCTCCTATTTGTGGAATGTTACCACCTTCTCCTGCACTACCATTGTGTCTGTGTCCAGTTGTAGCTTCATTTGTAGAGCTATAGCTAAATGCATTTACTAATTGATTGTACTCATTGTTAAAAAGTGCTGCAGTAATTGTATCCCCATCTGCAAACGAACTTTGTCTTGTATATGATTGTGCCATTTATATTTCTCCTATTGCCTTCCTGCAGGTCTATAATTTATGTAAATACCGTTTATAGTATAAGGTGCTCTTGTATCTGAACTAAAAATTTTAAAAAAGTTACTGTGTCCACTACCTGTTAATGGTTGTCTAACCAACGGTTGTTCAGAAGCTCCAAAAGCTTGTAAGTTAAATTTAGCAGTTCCAAAAAGAGCTGGTTCTGGTACTGCAGTTAATTCAATATCTGGTGGTTGTGGTGATTCGTTACTATCATAATCAAATCTAATTCTTAACGTAGGCTGTGCTAATGCTTCAGGTTTTATAGATAATTTAATATAGTCTAAAGTTTTTAAAGTTCCAAAATCTCCATAATCAAAATCTGGAGACTGATACTCTGCACTTATCGCTGTTTCTACACCTGCAGGATTAAAAGTATTCCCTACGTTATGGTTATAAATATAACCGTTTTTATCACCGTGGACAAACTTTTCTTCTCCATCATAAGCAAACCCTGATGCAATTGCAGGTGCTTGTATTCCTAAAGTTTCTGACCATTCAAATCCTTGTGGTCTTAATACACCTATCAATCCTTTTGACGTAGCTGAAGTATCTGTGGTACTAGTATAAAACATTCTGTATTGAGACTTGTTTCTTATAACAACACTACTAAATTCATAGATTGCTGAACCTTGAACAATATCATTTATTATAGGTTGTATAGCTTGACTTATAGTTCCTAACTCAACGTCACCAATTCTTGCTGTACCAGCTACGGTTCTAAAACCATCAGGTGCTAAAAATATTAAGTCACCAGCTATTTCTTGTATAGTTTGTCCGTCTATACATCCTACATTTTTTGTAATAGGTACAACTCTTATGGTTGCAGCATCATTAATATTTTCTAATTTAAACAATGAGTTTCTACAAAAAATAAATAATTCTTTACGAAAACTTTTTAATCCTACAATTTTATCTTCTAATGTTATACTTCCAGCTCCAGTACCTGTAAAGTTATCTATGTCTCCTGTATGACTATAGTAAACAGTTTGAGGTTCTGTTGAGCTACCAGCTAATACTAAATGATTATCATGTATTGTACAAAATTTAGCTGTGTTAGTATGGTCAAAAGTTATTTGTTTAGCAAAAAAAGTTCTGCTGTTTAAAGCTCCTGTACCAGTCATATAAAATAAAAATGGTTTATTATTACCGCTTTTATCTGTTATAACTAATTCACCATAATCAGTAAGACCTTCATATATTGTAAATTCACATTGACCTACTGAACTTAAACTTAATGCACTACGACCTGTAAAGGTTGAGTAATTGTCTCCGGCAGCATCTACACTATCTTTATTTACCTGTAACCAGCTTGTACCATCTTCACTAAAATAAATATTGTCACCAACAACTGCAACTATTCCATCAGCATAAACAACTAATCCTTTAACTTGATTGCTACTATTTGGTCTTACAGAATCATCTCCGCCAAATAAATTAAATCCATTAATTCTTCTATATCCACCTTCTATAGAGACTTCAAAGTTTCTTAACTTTGTAGCTACTCCGGGTGTTTGTAGTAAAGCTAACGAGTTTGTAGACTTATCTAGTCCACCTGCTAACGATACTGAAAAGGGTTGTCCTGATGCCATTTAGAAATATGTCCTATCGTCTGTCATATACTTAGGAGCTGGATTTATTAAATTACTTTTCATATGTCTTACAGCTTTTTTATAATCATCTAAAGCAAAAGCAGATTGTTGTAAATTATTTTTAAATTGATGTACATAGTATCGAGCTTTTGCAGTTATAACATTACTATATTGGTCTGGCATAACAATAGTATCATCATAATTAACTAACCTTGTAGGCTTTTCAAAAGCATAAAAATGTACGTTATAAACTTTATCTGGTATTGGACTTAATCCAAACTTTCTGTAGTCTGGAGATTTTATAACAAACTGTGGTTCTCCATGGTTTTGTGTATCTGCATCATCTGCATTTTCACTATCTCTATAATATCTTTTCCAATCTGTAAGAGTAAGAAACTTTAATCCTTTAGAGACATAAGGAGTTGTTTCTCCACTTACGTTAATAGTGGTCAAATAAAAATCATCCCAATCTATTGATGCATAGTCTGTAGTAATACTAGAACTACCATCTTTTAAAGTGTACCATCTTGTTCCTGCAACTGTAGCAACTGAAACATTCCCATAGAAAGGGTCAGTAGCTCCGCTTGTACCTGCAGCAAAAAAAGGTAATTGTGGTTCTTCGTTAGCTATATCAAATGTAGCTTTATTAATAGCGTCTTTTACAAATGCTTGTATTCCTATTGCAGCATCAAAATTAGCAGAAGTTAAAATAACTTCATTGAGTTCTCTTAATACTTCGTTAGTTATGTTAAGATATGTTGTAGC